GCTCCCACGGCTACCAAGTTTTACATTGTCCGTAAGCAGCACTGGAACGTGCCTTACGGTATGGGGAAGGTGCCGCCTCAGACTTGTAGTTGGGCGCACGCTCAAGAGTCTTGCTATCACTGCTCCCAGACTAATGAGTATTACAACTCCGGTGACCCGCGTTTTGTGGGTATTGCACGGAAGATTAAGGCTAGTACCAACTACATGAGTAACGTGTTGGATTTAGATGATCCAACTAACGAGGATGGTACTCCGAAAGTTCAGGTCTGGCAGTATTCCCAGACCGTGTTCCGCGACTTGAAAGGGTATTTTCAGGACCCGGAGTATGGTGACTTGGCGCACCCACTTTCGGGTAGAGATCTTCGGGTTTCTGCGGAGATTACGGGAGAGCAAGGTGGGAATACTTGGACCAAGTATTCTGTTCGGGTGCGCGGGAAAGAAACCCTGCTGGAGCACTTGGACGCCTTGGACAGCTTGTATGACTTGGATGAAGAATACCCACTGAAGGTTTATCCCTACTCTGTGCAAGAGGGAATCTTCAATGGGACTTTGGACCCACGTTCCGGTAAACCTCGTCAGGCGATGTCTTCTGGACCTGCTGGGGCGGGCAGTCTTCCTGCGGGCGATGATGATGAAGAATTTGAGAGCGCTAAGGAGACTCCTGCAGCGCTTACGAGTTCCGAAGACATCAATGCCGCTGCAGAAGAGATTGGTGTTCAGGACACCCCCACTTCTGATGATGAAGATGAGGGCTGGGGGGACGACGATTCGGAATCCTCAGAAGAGGGTTCCGGGGATAGCGCCGTTTCTGACATCAAGCAGAAGCTCAAAGCGGCTATCAATAAGAAGAAGAAATAAGCACCTGCCAATCTGACCTTGGACCTCCCCCCATTTTTGTGGGGGGAGGTTTCCTTCGTACCGGAGTTTGATATGAGAATGCGCCTCGCCCCGTCTAAAGAAGAACTGAAAGCGGCTAAAGAAAAAGAGAAGGCAGAGAAGAAGGCTGCTAGGGACAAAGAGCGGGCGGCGAAAAAAGCTGCGAAGGCTCCTAAGGGTCGGGGTAGTAAGAGGAAGGCTCCAAAACGAGTAGTTCATAAGCATAAAAGAATTGGTGCTGAAAAAGTTGAAGCTATCGGGGAGTTGATTGGTAGTATCAATAAGAAGGCTGGGGAAGGTACTCTCCGAAGAATGGGTGATTTTGATATTCCTAAAGTTGGTGTGATTTCATCTGGGAGTATTGGCCTCGATCTCGCCCTAGGAATTGGTGGGTATCCTAGGGGTCGAATTGTAGAGGTGTATGGTCCTGAAGCTTCGGGCAAAACAACTCTAACTTTACACGCTATAGCTGAGTGCCAGAAGGCTGGTGGTGTGGCTGCATTTATTGACGCAGAACATGCCATGGATTTGGGGTATGCTGCTGAGTTAGGTATTGATGTGGATGAATTATTGTTTGCTCAGCCGGATTCAGGGGAACAGGCTTTAGATGTTGTTGAGGAAATGGTGGTCGCAAATGTTGTGGACATCATTGTTGTAGACTCTGTAGCCGCACTAGTTCCTCAGGCTGAGATTGATGGGGCTATGGGGCAGTCTCATGTAGGATTGCAGGCCCGTCTCATGTCCCAAGCTTTGCGGAAGCTTACTGGGGCTATAAGTAAGACAAATACTTGTTTGATTTTCATTAATCAAATTCGTCACAAAATCGGTGTCATGTTTGGGTCCCCAGAAACTACTACTGGGGGGAATGCTTTAAAGTTCTATGCCTCTGTGCGGGTAGACGTTCGACGTATTGGTGCGTTGAAGCATGGGGACAAAGAGTACGGGAACAAGGTCAGGGTCAAAATTAAGAAGAATAAGCTGGCTCCTCCGCATCAAGAGTGTGAGTTTGATATTATTTGGGGCCACGGTATAAATTCATACGGGGATATTTTTGATCTTGCGGTGGACTACGGCTTGATTGACCAATCAGGCGCGTGGTTCTCGTATAATTCGGAACGAATCGGTCAGGGTAGAGAGAACTCAATCAAGAATTTGGCTGAGTCTGGGTTATTGGATAAGATAGAGGCAATGCTTAGAGAGGATTTATCAGGTGGAAATAAAGAGGGCAGCGATAACTCTCCAGAGGACGATCAATCTGGGGAACTACAACAATCTGAAGGTGGAGATTCAACTGGAGGGGGAGATAACCCCGATGGCTCACGAGAGAAAGGTGGAGGTGGAGATTCAGGATCTGGAGAAGAAGGCAGTGAGTTACCTTCATGCGATGATTCGTCGAAGGGGGGTGGATCTATCAGTGAAGGAAGTAAACCGGATTCTGAATGATTCTGACGCAGACGAGTTTGAATAAATGAAAGATGACAAACCTACACTAAGAATTTCTACCCCCAATGACACTAGGGCTAGGATTGAAGAACTACTAGAGAGATTAAGTGTAATAGGCAGTACCCCAGAAGAATTGCAACAATTAGCTATGTTAGAGCACGTAGCCGCACAAAGAAGTATTCAGGAGTCCCAAGAGAAATATAGAATATTACTTGATAAACAGATGGAATTAGTAGTATCCTTAGATAAGGTTTTGCGAGAAGGTGGCCAAGTGGATATTGAGATTCTAGGGGGAGCAGCCTCTACTGGAAATCTCCCTGTTAGGCTTAAAGTTTCGGACAGTGTTTCTGGGGCCACAGATTCGGTAAAATTATAGGAGATTATTGTGCTAGCCATTATTATGTTTTGTTTGAGTGTGGGCACTGTCACTATGGATGGGTTGAAGCCTGAGACCCCTCACCCGGAGTGTTTCTCTGATATGGAGTGCCCAACTTTTGGGTGTTACCAAGGATTTTGTAAGGAAAATTTCAATTGCTATCTTCGACCCCGTTGTGTATAGAGGAGGAATTAGCACTGGCGTATGATCAACTCCCGAAGGACGTTGACCCTTCCCCATTCGTGTTTAATTTTCTTGGGTTTAAACATTTAGTTATACCCCAAGCTATAGATGATGAGCTTATAGAGTTAGTGATATTTCCTGTGGCTTTTATAAGTATGGACGATATACCGTCTGTTTCGGTGGTGGTAGAGAGATGAAATTAGTTGTGTATTCCGACCTTCATGCTCACCCTTTTAAGAATGGGCAGATACTGGCAGAGGGTAGAAATTCTAGAGTAGATGATGCACTTGCAGTTATTGACCAAGTGTATGCGTATGCTAGAGACATCGGTGGGGTAGTGCTCTTTGGTGGGGATTTATTTGATCGTAGAAAAAGTATTGATGTAGACACGTATAATAAAGTTCATCAAAGTATTAGTACGTATTCGATGGATAGCCAGACTGTAATGATTCCTGGGAATCATGATCAAGCTAATAAGTCTGGTAGTATTCACGCATTAGAAAGATTTACTAATAGATTTTGTGATGTTGTTTCCGAACCACGATGGGCACACCTAGCTGATGGTCTCGCGCTGTTTGCGGTGCCCTATGTGGACGACGGCGAGCTAATCGCCCAAGCCATCGCATGGGGGCTGGCAGAGCGTCCTGCGTGGGCTGAGAGAGCCGTCCTGCTCATGCACTACGGGGTACAGGGGGCCAAGGTCGGCCCCAGTGACTATGTGCTGCCCTGTGAGCTTGAGTTACCGATGCTACAGCCCGATCAGTGGGATTTGATACTTTCAGGGCATTATCATATCGCACAGCAGTTGGGGGGTAGATTCCACTATATCGGAGCAGCCATGCAGCATCGGTGGGACGATGCTGGGGTTGAGAAAACTTTCATGGTTATTGATACCGATGATTGGAGTATCGAACGGGTACCCACGCAGGCTCCTAAGTTTTTGGTCATTACTGGTAAGACCAAAGATTACGATGTAGAAAATTGCTTTGTCAAGGTCGTGCGAGATTATGAAATAGAACCTGCTAGAAAGGAAAGATTGCGCATCAAACTTTTGGAGCGGGGAGCTATTTCTGTAGTTTTTGATTTTGAGCCTGTGGCAAAGAAGAAAGAATTTTCTGAAAGAATTGAGTTCTCAGAAGATCGTGGCGTATATGGTATTTTAGAAGACTATATCTCTTCGGATTTAGTCGGTATAGGGGATTTGGATCAGGAGAGGCTAGTCTCCGTTGGTAAGAATCTTTTAGAGCGGGCGAGTGCTTAGTGTAATACGAGTATCTGAGGATTCTAGAGGGGTGGTCCTACATGAGATTGAAGCCTCGTCCATCGGACGATTACGATCCAAACCTGCCTATTGTAGTTTAAAACTAGAGTATCATTATGGGGGAGATGGGAAGAGACTTCCGGGTAGGTGTAGTAAGATATGTGAGCACGGTTTTATAGCAGTTACGAACTCTTTTAAGATTAGATTCCCGATTCTTATTATCGGTGGGAAAAAGTAATACTTTAAATGAATATTTTATCTGTAGAGATAGATAATTTTCTGATTGTTGACCACGTTAGCGTGAATTTACATGATAGAGGTTTAGTAAGAATCTCTGGTGTGAATAAAGACGATGCCACATCTGGTAGTAATGGTGCCGGAAAATCAACTATTATTGAAGCAGTATATTGGGGTCTGTTCGGGGACACTCTCCGAAGCCTTAAATCTGTAGACGATGTGATAAACAGTAACGTGGGCGGAAATTGCGCGGTTACTGTTGAGTTGGAAGATTCTGGTATAACTATTCGTGTAACCAGATATCGCAAACACTCCAAGTATAAGAATAATTTGTTTCTGTATATTGATGATGTAGACTCTAGAGGTAAGGATAATAGGGAGACCCAGGAGTTTATTGAGGCGCTTATTGGTGTAGATAAAACTACGTTTGCGTCGTCTATTGTATTTGGTCAAGGGTACTCTAAGAATTTGCGTCGATTCTCAGAATTGACAGATAAGGAACAAAAAGAGTGTCTGGAGAAGATACTTGAACTTGAGGTGTTCCAAGATGCTTTCTCTGAGGCGAAAGCAGAGTTGCGGCAGAAAGCTGTAGATCTAGCACTAATGGAGGGGCAGGTCTCTACGGAGCAGTCACTCTATGACGGTTTGCTGGAGGACATCGCAGAGGATCTTAAGTCGAGTGAAAGTTTCGGTGAGGACGTCGCGGAGAAAATTGCTGCAGTTGAGGAAAATATTTCGGGAGTTGAAGAAGAACTCTCAGAAGTCGTAGAAGAACTCTCCTCCATTGGCGAATTAGATTTTGATGATGCAGTATTGTGTCAAGAAAATCTAAAGTTGATGGGTGTTGATGTAATTGAGAAGAAAGATAAACTGCAGGCAAAATATTTTGAGAAGAAGACTAAGTTAGTCACTATCAAAAATAGCATATCTAAGGACATTAGTACATTGCGGGCGCAGAAAGACAAGCTATGCGATCCAGACTCTGAGGGTGAGGATTGTTGGTACTGTGGCGGGATGATTCTTGAGAAGAAGATTCTTGAGAAATCAGACGGGTTCGATTTTGAGATTAAAGATCGAGAACGTTCTTTAGTTAAGGTAGAGGAGGGTCTTGCTAAGTTAGAGCGGGGCTATGCGAAACGAAAGAATAATTTAGAAGCAGAAGCACAGGCTGTATCTGAGTTATTGGATGATGTAGATGCTGAGATCTCAGAACTGAATAGGTTGCAGAGAAGTGTCAGTGCCCTAGAAGCGAAGAAATCTACGTTACAGTATAAGAAAGAGACTTTGGGAAAATCTATTAAGGAGTTATCCGGTAGAAAGAATCCTTGGGATCAAATTCTGCTCAAGAAGCAAAGTCAGCTAGAAGTTTTAGGGGCTTCTGTGGAGGAGGGTAAGACTGCGGTGGCAGCGTTCAGGGAGGATATCCAATATTTGGAGTTTTGGAAAAAAGGTTTCTCCCGGCAGGGTATCCGGTCCTTTATGTTGGATAAAGTTATTCCTTTCTTGAACGAGCAAGTCAACAAATATCTCCACATTCTTACGGATGGTGGGATTCAGGTTGAGTTTAATGCTGTCAAGAGATTAGCTTCTGGGGAGTTCCGAGAGAATTTCCATGTAGCTGTTACAAATAGTAAGGCAGCACAAACATATGAGGGGAATAGCGGTGGGGAGAAGCGAAGAATTGATTTGGCTGTCTCCCTCGCCATTAATGACCTCATTGCTGGTCGCAGTGGCAAACGATTTAATATTTTGCTCTTAGATGAAGTATTTGAGAATATAGATGAGACTGGCACATATTACGTGGTCAAAGTGTTAGAGGAATTAGCCCGGAATAGAAGTTCTGTATTTGTGATCACACATCAAGATAGTTTGGCTGACTATTTCCATAGTGAAATCTGTGTGCAGCGATTAGATGGTAAGAGTCAGATAATCCAATAAATGATTTAGGTTGACACTGAGAGACTACTGTGGTAGTGTGCTAGTAGATGCTGGATGGTGTCGGGTGTTGAGTTGAGGTATGTATTGCTTGCGGGTATGCAGGCAGAATGGTAGGACACTTATATGATAATCTTACTTATTGTCGGTTCTTTTTTAGCCCAACCTAGACCCGGAGATTTGGTAGCAAGTCCTGAAGTTGTGGATCTTGCTCTTAATTGCGTATGTTACAGTAGGCCAGATAAGGAAGCTTGCAGAAGTGAGCGCCGAGCCGAAGTAGTATGGGTAGCCTCAGATTTGTTATGGATAACGGCCCAAAGACCAGAAGTTCCTGAGTCTATGCGACTGGTTTTACTTGCCGTTGCGTGTGGGGAATCTGGGATGCGGTCGAGACCTACTTGTGGAGGTAATCCACGATGTAATGATTCCAACACCAGTGGCGGGATGTTTCAGATTAAACTTACAGAGCGTAAGAATAGTTTGAGGTGGGTGTATCTCAAAGCGTATGGGGAATCTCTAGACGTATTTGACCATGCCGAAGCTGCCAGATTTTATCTAGATCGGCTAATTAAAGGTGTGTTGGGCAAAGTTAAACAAGTTTGTGGGTACTCTAAAAGAACCACGAATCAGATTTGGAGTATTGCAGCTATCAGGCTGGGTAGGGGGCCAATTTTATATTGGCAGCCAAGTATTTGTAGAGAGATTAGTGGTTCACAGGTTTGCACAAAGAGAAAGGCTGTGCAACGATGTAGTCCTACATCTAAGTATGCTAGGCTCGCTGTGGATTGGTATAGTAGGTGCAGAGATTGTTGGAAGCTTATTAACAATGAACACTCTGGTTTTAAGTAGCAGTTTTCTACCGCTGCAAATTGTTTCTTGGAAGAGAGCTTTCGTACTCTTATTTTCTGGTAGAGCCGAGCAGATTCATGTTGCTGAAGACCGGGTAATTAGGTCTCCGAATAGAGAACACAGAGTGCCTACAGTTATTAGGTACAGAAATGGCGGTCATAGATTCTTTAATAGAAATGGTATGTCCAGAGATGCTCTGTACATTAGAGACGGGGGCAAGTGTGGGTATTGCGGAGAACATGTCCCGAAGTCTAGAATGACCAAAGACCATGTTATTCCTAGGTGCCAGTCTGGGAAAGATATCTGGGACAATGTAGTGCTTTCTTGCTTTCCTTGTAATAACAAGAAGGGTGGGAGAACACCCAAAGAAGCTGAGATGCGTTTGAGTGTGGCCCCACACGCTCCTAGGATTGCGTATCTTAGAGGGAAGTATCACGAGCACTGGCAGCCATACTTATTTAATTAGGTGGGTATATGAGACTGTATGACGAGGATGATGGTTTGGTTAGATTCGATGTTGGGGACCGGGTAAGGCTTCGCAGGTCCGAAACACCAAAGGGCTTTGACTCCCCCATCACTGGAGTCATGCATGAGGTGTCTGGGAATGGCAATGGTGGCCTAGTAAAGCATGATGATGGTAAAATTTATGGGTGGGCATTCCTAGAGTTGGAGTATGTGCCACCAGAAAGGAGTACAAATGACTGACATTGGAGTGTAGTGTGTTAAAAAGTACCAGAGTGTAGTTCAGTGGAAGAATGCTGCGTTTGGGGCGCAGAGGTCGTCGGTTCGACCCCGACCACTCTGACCGAAGAAGGCCGAAGGTTCAAATCCTTCTGCCCCGACCACGGTTGACAAATAGTTAGCCATTATTATGTTTCAGGAGAATAATATTATGGCAGTTATGACAGATAATATGAAGATTCAGTTTTTGGAGAGAGTTAGGGCGTTTATTCCGCCTGATGGTGTGTTGGGAGTTCAAGCTACTGTAGACAGATTTAATGCGGAATTTGATACTGAGATGAGTGTGAAAACATTCCGAACATATCTGGGGCTTGTATATAGAGCTTTTCCAGAGTATTTAGGTAGGGGTAAAGTTTCACATACGGATGCGTTTAGGTATTTTTTGTTAGATCCTTCTAATTCTGGAAATGGCACCAGTTCTACTACGGTTGCCCCCACGCAACCGACAAAGCCGCCTGTTGATTGGAGGGCTCGACGGGATGAGCGGTCGGTTACGGTGGCTGTAGCACTTAAGCATGTAGCGCCTAAGAATAAATGGTTTAGCCCAGGTAGTATCTTACGAAAATTTAATAAATCTAGTGGATATTCCCCGCTACAGAGGGCTACATTGCAGCAGTATTGTACTCTTGTACATAGGCTTTATCCTGATCAGTTTTTAAAGCGAAAGAAGGGAAGAGAATTTCAGTACAAGTATGCGCCCCTGCCGGTAGTGGGGGAGATGACTCCTAAATTGGAGGAGCCTGTAGAACCCGAGGCAACATCTGAAGTAACGTCTGAGGAGCACAGTCCATGCCCCTCTTGTGGTGGAGAGAGTATGTCGGGTGCTAGCTTCTGTCAGTGGTGTGGTACGCCACAAGGGCAGGAGTATAGTATTGAGCTACAGAATTCTGACCCAACTATTGTTATCCCCAGACGGGTAATTCATGCAATGGGGAGAGATGGATCTCTCTGTATTGCGAGTAACTCTGAGATTAGGCGATATATCAACGAGCATGTTAAGTTTCACCTTGACTACATGACGGGCACTGACGTATCATCTGGGTGTAGAGTTGTCTTTGAGGTGGAGGTAAAATGAATTCTTGGAAAGAAGCTATTTCTGTTTCTGATAATCTTGTGAAAGCTTATCATAAGTTACAGGGGCGATATTTCTTTCAAGGGTTTCCTATCTCGGTAGAGAATAAACGCGGTAGTTGGCGTAGGGGTACGGACCGGGATGGTAATTCTTGGGCCACTCGTATGAAACTAGATTATGGGTATATCCGGGGCACTCTAGGTGTTGACGGCGATGAAGTGGATTGCTTTATCGGGCCAAATAAGTTTTCCAGAAAAGTATTTATAGTCCGCGCAAAGGCCCCGGATGAGTCTGGAAAGCGTTGGGGCTATGACGAGGATAAATGCTTTCTTGGGTTCGATAACAGGACTCAGGTAAGAGAAGCCTTCTCCTCCCATTATGACAAGAAGGAATTTCTCGGTAAAATTGATGTGTATCCTGTCGAGGTATTTCGGGATAAGGTACACACTAAGAAGAATCACGGTAAGATGATAAAAAGTTTTGTGAGTATAGAGGAGCGTATAAAATGATTGGGCATGTGGCAGTTACTTCGTCTAATATTAAGTCGATTGGGTATGCTAAAGATGAAGAAATTTTAGAGGTTATATTTAACAATGGTGCAATATATCAGTACGAGGGGGTTCCCGAGGGAGAGTATTTTGATCTTCTTCAGGCTGATTCAGTAGGTAGGCATTTTAATAAGTCTATCAAGACTGCTGGGTACCCTTTTAAGAAACTGGGATGAGAAAGTTCTATCTATTCCTTTTTCTAGTTGCGGTTTATTATCTGGTAATGTTTGGTGTGTGGTTGTATGGCAGGCTCTCGTTTAGACCTACAGTCGAACAGCCGAATTCCCCAGATTTTAATGACGTGAATTTGGATGTGGTGGTGATTTCGTTTCTATATTTATTGTTTTATATCATAGGACTGGATGATTAAGGAAGTATCGGAGTACCTTAGAAAGAAATATAAAGGGATAGCTATTAGAGGGTACAGGTTTTTAGAACATGGTGGGAAGTCTGTAGTATTAGTCCGTACCACGTATGAGGGGGAGACTGTCAGATTTGTGAGTGGTGATGAATTTCTAGAGCCAAAAAAGATTGGCTCTGCAGAGCGGAAAAAATTGGGTATTAAGTATTCTCCTAAAAAAAGAAGGAGAAAAAAGTAGAGACTACTACAGTATACTTGGTGTTTCTCGGTTGCGTGGGATAGGCTAGTTGCTGTAAGGTGAGATTATGGACGACGCATATGATATGTCTCCCGAAGAGTTTAACGAATACTTAATTAGTGTATTCAGAGCACTACTTTCTTCAAAGAAGTTCAAGGCTTGGTTGAATGATAATTATATCATTCGGCACACTATGGACCCTGAGAGTCATAAACTGATTAAGGTAGAAATTGTAGAGGAAACTCCTAAGAGGAATTATAATTGAGGCTAAAGCCCCGTAAAAAGAAGCCTAGATTTTTAGAGAATATAGGTCATTTGCAGCAGGTAGAGTTGCCTGTAGACGAGATTATTGGTGTACCGGATAATGTTGGCCGGGAGTCAAGGCGATCTAAAGCCGGCAGAATGGCCAAGACCAAGGGTGGGGTTTTTGAGCGAAAAGTAGGAAAGCTTTTTGAGCCTTGGTGGGATTCTAAGTTTTTTCGCACACCGATGTCCGGCGGAAGTCAGCTTAAATTTGATTATAATCTAGCTGGTGATATTTGTACTCCTGCTAAAGATTTTCCTTTTCATGTGGAGTGTAAGAATCAGGAGTGTTTGGGTAAATTCCATAACTTCCTAGTCTCAGCTAAATCTGCTGTGTGGAAGTGGTGGCAGCAAACTACTGATGAGTGTCCTAGCGATCAAATTCCTATCTTGGTTTTTACCAAGAACCATATCCCTATCTTTGTGATGATGGATATTGAATATTGGATAGCTTTAAATACTTTGGCTCCGTACAAGGGGGCAGAATTTGAATATGACTCTTCAGTTCGTACAAACGGTACAGTAACTATTACGTTGAAGACTTTTATGGTAGTAAGTAAAGAGGAGCACCTACATGCCGCCGAAAAATACTGGGAAACCAAAGCCAGCACCACTTCCTAGGTGTACAGGTTGCGGGAAAGTTGTACTACATTGTAGTTGTAATGCCAATACGGTAAAGAAATAGATATGCCCAAGCAGCAGAATTATTTTATGGCAGTAGATGTGCAGAATCTTTGGTACTCATGCAGGCATGTGTTTGGTCCTGAGTACCGAGTAGATTTTAAAGCATTGTTAGACTTTGTGATGGAGTGCGTAGTTCGGGGCACTAATCCTGTAATTAATGCAACTGCTTACTTAGTTGTCAGTTCTGGCCATGATCAGACTAATTTCATCAATGCTTTGCGCCAGTTAGATTTCAACATCAAGAAGAGGTATTTTCACTATAACAGAGGCAGCAGGCAAACTAACGGAACCAGTTGGGATGTTGGGATTACCGCTGATGCGTTTATGCAGGATGATGAATATCATACCTTGATTTTGGTGAGTGGCGACGGGGATTTTACCTATCTTGTGGAACCTCTTAGGGAACTCGGTAAAGATGTGATCGTTGTTGCTTTCGCAGATAGTTTGTCCAAACAACTATCTGCCTCTGCCACAGAGGTGTTCCACCTTTCGAGGAACACTGTCTACAGCCCCAGCAGGCGCTTCTCTGCGTCCCAGCGAGAGGCTGCGACTGACTAGTCGCGGCTTTCGCGCACTACTCCTTCCATTTTAACTGGGAGTCTGCTACCACTATACAGGGGGGTAGTAGTGTCTTTATCAGGGTTAACGGAAGAACAAGTAGATGCTCTCCGAATGGAGAATTTAGGGGTTTGGTGCGCTTTAAATAAGTTTAAGGTGGATCACAGACCCTTTACATTTGCAAACAGAAAGTTTTTAAAGGATATTTACCTTAGTACTAATCCTTTTAGTAACGTCCGAAAGTGTACCCAGGTAGGGTTAACTATTTGGATGGTGCTTAAGGTGCTTCATAAGCTGAGGTACTCAGAGTATTTGGGTAGGTGTGTCCCCAAGAAGGCTGGGTTTTATTTTCCAGTCCATGACTCGGTTGCCAAGTTTAGTAAGGATAGGTTGCAACCATTAGTAGATAATATCCCCGAATTTTCGGAGGTGATGAAGGGTCAGGGGAGTATTGAGTTAAAGCAGCTTGGGGACTCATCCTTATATATGAGTTATATGGGCGGCACTGCGAGTAAAGACTCTACGCCATTGGACATTGTATGCTTAGACGAGACTCGTCTAATGGATATCGCGGAGATTAATCAAGTTGAAGAAAGACTCTCTGGCTGCCCAGATCCAGAAATGTACAAAATCTCCACCGCTGGGCTTCCAAATGACGCTATTGATAAAGCCTTCCTTCAAGGTAATCAACAGTTCTGGCATACCAATTGTAAATGTTCAGATGGAGTCATATTATCAGACGTATTTCCTGAGTGCATCGGTAATAGGCGAGCTAAGGGCGGCGTTATAGAATATTTTTATGTGTGCCCTAAATGTGGGCATGAGATTGCGGATACACAGGATGGTGGATACAGAGCGCATAATCCCTCCTCAGAGATCGATAGCTTCCACATACATCAAATGTTGTCCCCCACCTACTCTGCTAAAAGATTCTGGCAGAAATACATCACGTCAGATAACCCAAAGGAGTTTCATAACGCCGGGCTAGGAAAGCCCTTCGTGGATGAGGACAACATCGGTATCACCGATGATGAATTACGCGGGTGTGTAAATACTGACCTGTCATGGCAGGAGCGGCATACAAATACTACGATGGGGGTAGACCAGAGGTCAGGGGATCTACATATATGTATTGCCAAGTGGGTAAATCAAAAGAGGCAAATAGTACACTTAGAGGTAGTAGACCAACACGCTTCTAGGTATTTGGAGGCTGGGAAAATAGTCTCTCCATTTAAGCGTCTGTATACTATAATGACTGAGTTTGATGTGGATATGTGTATTTTAGACGCACTTCCTAACGTCAATGAGGCGAAAGAGTTTGCGGCACATTTTCCTGGAAGGGTATTTATATCTTACTATAAGGCCAATGCAGAAATGGCTCAGTGGTCTGATAAGAAGCCTAAGACTAAGGACGCAGAAAAAGCTACTATTAGGCGGTCTAGTAAAGATATCAAATTTAAGTGGGTAGTCTTACTTGACAGATATAAGTCTATAGAGTATTCTCTAAGGCAGTGGCGAAAAAGACGTGTGCAGATCCCTAATCCGAAAGGTCTGATTCAAGAAGTGCGGGATCCTAAGACTGGTGTTTATCAACCAGAGCATGTTTGTGAGAGAATATTCTTTATCCATTTGAAGGCTGTGGTGCGAGAGTTAGTACAGTCAAAGATAGATGGAAATTCTGTCAGGTATCGTTGGCGCAACTTAGGACTGGACCCACACTTTTTACACGCATGGAATTATTGTTGTCTAGCTATGGAGCGCAGAAAGAAAGTATTTGGCTTCTCTTTCTTATAGGATTTAAATATGCCACGAACGCCGATAACTGATGAGAGCAATGTTCCTACACTATTTGGTGGTAGGGAGCGCGGCAATAAGACTAAGTGTACAAATTCTGAGATAGAGTTAAGACGATTAGAGGTAGTAAGTAGGCGATTACAGGGTGAAACAATAACTCATATTGCAAAAGAGCTAGGTTTTAGCCCAGTTACAATAAAAAACGATATCGACGCAATCTCAAGCCTCAATCTACAATACGTGTCCGACTTCTCACAGAGTGATTTTGTGGGAGAGACATTAGAAGTATACCGAGAATTAGAAAAATTAGCATTTGCCCAGTTAAACGCAGTGCCGAGAGGTGACTCCCGAAAAGCTAAGTTTATGCAGGATATCAGATCCAATAGAAAAGCCATGATAGAAATCCTTCAGGATTCGGGCCTCTTGCACAAAGAGCCTAAAAAGGTTGATATCGCGGTCTCTATGGAAGTTTTGAAACAATGGTCCCCCGAGCAGAAGAGTTTGATCGCGGGAAGTATAATCGACGCAGCAATGATCGAAGGTGAAATTATCACAACAGAGGAGCCGGATCAGTATGCACAGGCTCG